TGCCCCTTAAAAGGTTTACCAGATCGGAAGCAGGGCATAACAAGCCATTCTTTGAAGTCTTCCAATGAAAGACCATCATTCTTAGCGATTTGCTTTTCAGTCTTCGTATCGCAGTAAAAACCACCTACAGAAATGACCCCGTTTTCGTCACACTCGAAAGTCCAAATCTGTTCAATCTCAATATCCGGAGCGATGGTGATCATTTTTGAAGCGTAAGGCTTACCGGTCCATATGCGGGGACTAAATTTATCACCGATCTTCCAGCGATTACCTGAACGTATAGTATGGTGCTTTGACCCTAGTAATGAATAATCGCCCTTGCCACTATGCCAGAATAATTCTGCTTCTTTCTCTTTGCCTGGATTTAGATTAACAATACTATAATAATTGATAAAGAATTCCTTTTGTATGGCTTGAATCGAGTTCCATATCTGCTCTGGGAAGTTAGTTGACTCACCCCTTCTTGGATGATACGCAGGGAATACCCGGCTAAATCTTATTACTCTACTCATTATTTCTGGTTTAAAGTGTTAATTCTATCTAAATATTCAACCGCTTGCTTAATTGCTTCTTCTGGTTCTAATCCTCCGAAATCAGTTAATTCGACATCATCCTTTTCAATAAATACATTTGTGTTACCTTCACCCCAGAATTGTATGCTGATTTGATATTTTCCTGCATACGCAAGCATTCTTTTCATTGCATTATCCATTGGATACCTCCTTTGCTTTTAAATAACCCAACTCAGTTGCTTTCGCCCGAATAGCTTTCATGTCTTCAGGATCATAACCCCAATGAGGGCAATAAAGACCGCCGTAACCGTTTTCACCGTTGGCGTCATCGTTACCTTTGATGTACTCGCAAAAATCTCTTACCAGCGCTTGCATGGTGCCACCTGTCAACAATCGTAATGGACGAATATTAGAAGCTACAAACAAACAGATATGAGCTTTAAAACCTTTCGCTTCATTGTATGCAGAATGATAAAATAACTTACGATCTCTAATGAAAATAAAATCTGAATTACCACCGTGCCCCAGGAAACCGCGACTTCGGTTGTTTATCTCTCTTATGATCTCGTTTACTATTTTGACCCTTTTACGTTTGTTTTCCATTTCCTTTTACCAGATTGCTATTGCCTGGCAACTCAAAACCCCACCACTCGAAAGAGGCAGGGCCATGATAGGTAGATGTAGGGTTTACTGATTTAAATCGTTTTTGAGGAGTATTACCCATTGGTAACCTCGGTTACACCGCATCCAGCGGTAGGTTGGTTTATTTTTCATAGCTACTTCCCAAAATCCATATAGCCAACAATAGACCCTAGTCCGGTAAATGTGCCAACACTGTAAATTACCTCAGCCTTATAGCTGGTTTTGTCGCTAAAGTCGCAATCCGTTAATTTGATTACACACTTAACCCACCCTGTCAAAAGGACGATGGTTAAGATTACTCTGATTAATAAAATGATGCTTAGTGTTTTCATATAATTTATTTTATCGGTATTTCGATTACTAGAGGTTAAACTTTTTGACAACTGCGTCCCACAATATTTCGCAGATCTCTGCCTTTTGTTCAGGAGTAAATCCAAACGGAATAGCTTGATAATTTGAGTACTTTTTGTATTTAGTTTCAGATCGGATCACGAGATAAATGTGTCCAGCTGGAGCAAAGTTTTTACGATGCACTCGTGTTTCCTCAACTCTATAAGGTTTTTGATCGTCGGCTCCGGTCGAAGCGGATGTAGCGTGTTGTTCGTTCATGATAATAATCGGTGTTTAGTTGCTAAATTAGACCATAGAGTACGGCAAACGGTTTCCTTCTCGTCGTCATTCAATCCAAAGGAAACCAGTTTCGCACTGGTGTATGTTATTCCGTTTTTTATAAATCGGACTACTAAATACATCCGGCCCTCTGGAGCCTTGTTTTTACGGAAAGCCAGCGTTTCCTCGGTGTCATAGCGCTTTTGACCTATGACTTCAGATCCACAAACTTGTGTATGTTTCGTGCCCATGATTAACGATTTAACAACGGGTTGAAAAATCCGCCATAATAAAGAATCGTCATAGCGATAATTAACGAGAAAAAAGAAATCCAAGCGTTGTATTTTCCTGTTCTCGGTTTCCCGTGCTCAGCAAGGTTAATCCCAAAGCTCACCAAAACTAAGGCGATGTAAATTAATTGTGGTATCATATTTCTATTTTTGATTTGTGACATTAGAAAGCGGGCTTATTACACCCGCTCCATTCACCCTCACATGGCCCACTGGCCCCTTGCAACGACTTCGCTCGTCCTGCTATCCAGTCCTAATCTGGCTCTCCGTCTTTCCGGATGTTTCTAGCGCTCCCTATGTTAAAAGATACTGCTAGAATCAGAGAAATGATTGCTCGGGAACTTTACACTCTAATATCCCGAAATGTTGTTACCTAAGGTAGTGACACAATCACTTGTAAGTGTAGCCAGATTCGAACTGGCAGACTCCCTACTTAGGGGCGTGGTTACCGGCCTTTGCAATCCTGCTAGCTCAATTTCACCATACACTCAACCACTATTCAAATGACATTTCAAAAATAATTATTTTAATCGAAATATCGATTATAATTCTGGAAAAGTTCTGTCAATAGAAAGTCCTAATTGCTTCGCCCGGGTGTGTTGCGCTCCAATGATGTCGTGGCAATTCCGGCAGACAGCCAGGTAATACTTTACCTTGTTTAACATTTCATTCTCACGTCCTTTCATGTGGTGCAGATCTGTTGTCCTCCAAGTGCAGCCCTCAAGCTTTGCCTGGCATTCAGGATTTGCTTTCTTGAACTCAGAACACAACTTTGCGTATGTGCGCAGCTCTTTGGCTCTCTTATCACTCACCTTGTTGATTGGGGTGCGTTTCAATTCGATAGGCTTTCTAACGCTGGACAACTCAGTCCGTTTGATCGGCTTCGGATTTAGCTGCGACGGCATGCGGTAATGCAGCTTACAGAACCCTTTAGCGTAATGATCGCCTCCACAAGTTGAGCAAGTCTTAGGCATTCAATGAAGGTTTTAAACGGTACAGAAAAGTAACAACCATACGAGCCCCATAATCACGGATCAAGCACGATTCGTTAAAGCTTGGAAATCGGGCTAAGCTATTGTAAAAGTATAACACCCCCTCAGCTGACGCTGGACACGTCGATAAAAAATCATTTATCTCCTGTTCAGTAAGTAATGTTGACCGTTTTAATTCATCTATCAAGTTCATATTCCTTTGGTTTTCTACCACCTCAGCCCCGAGCCTTGTTAGACGTCGAGGCTTGCTGTTCGCTATCCACTACTTAGCATTATTCAAAGCTTCTTTCACTTTATTCATTGGTTAATCAATTTCATATTTCTAAATCAAAAATTCGCCTTACAACTGACTCACAAGCGCTTATACTAGGTCTTGGTATTTTATTACCTTGATAAACTAAAAAGGCATCCTTTCCCTGGTAGATAGTTTCAACTCCTTTTTGATTAAGCCTATATTTCATTGATGTTTTTGCCAGGAAGCCAACATCCCTCTGAACCTTGTACATATCAACGCTCTTACCTGTCTGTTTATAGATTAAGTCCGAACCAAAAAACTCGGCGCCGATCAGTGTAGCAATTTTGTCAAGCAAAATACTACGTCGACTGGAAGATTCTGAGCAGTCTTCCAGCTCTTCCAACAGTAACTTTACCTCATTTTCTTTACTAAATATTGCAAGCTGTTCCATAATCTTATTGCCTTTTACCACCAATTCCCCGCTTATTTCTAAGCGAGGCGGCGGCTCGTATGCGTTGAGTTTATTCTATTTAGACGGAATATATCTTAAGTGTAACTGAATATAACCAGAGTACGACCAGTCTTTAACAGAGCAAATGGTTGGCATCCTGGCCCCTGAAGCGCAATAAACATTAAGTTTAATAAGATGATCGCATATCATTCTACAAGCAACCTCCCGATCCTCCCGTAATGCTTCATAAGCATCACCGTGCCAAAGTTTTTTAGGTAACGAAGCATTTATACTTCCCCTGTAAGATCCTACACCCATTCTCGCATTTATTTTAATGCCCGTTCTTGCTAGAATTTCGGATTTTAAAGTTTCAAGTATTTGCGGTGTAGTATTCATAATCTTTCTGTTTGATGGTTTAAATTATTTTTTAACTGATTGGTATGCTTTGGCTGAATTTAAAATCACTACACTAGTTCCGTCTTTGTAAAAAACATGTGTGATTGTTTGAATTAAAATTTTCTTCTTTCCCATATTGCTTTGATTAATTGTTTCGATATTCAAATGTACACCTTTTTATGTACAAACCAAATTTATTTGTACATTTTTTTATGTACACTTTATTTCACTACATTTGCCGCATGACAGTCAAAGAATTTCTTAAAACAAACCCGCTTATTAACGTTAGTGCTGTGGCGAAATTGATGTACCCAACGAATAAAGACGCCGCAGCTTATTTGCTTAGAAAGCTATCTGACAAGGAAGGTTCTCGGCCATTTACAAAGAAGGATGCCGAGAACGCATTGATAATTCTAAAGGAGTTGTCTGTATCAATAACTGGGGTTACTCTGGAGTAACATTGCTCATGTACCCGTTAACCAATCTAATAAAATCATCAATTTTCCAGATCGTAAGACAATACCACCCGTTGGCCCTTAACTCAGTCATAAACTGTTCTTGGTTTTCAGTCGCTGTGTTCTTCCCGCATTTCAGCTCTATAGCCAGCCCAACGTATGGGGCCGATTGCTGGTAAATCATTAGATCCGGGCAACCTGACCTCGTCCCCATTCGTTTAAACTTCGCCGCTTCTCTCCCGTTTCTTTTGCCACCGTTGGGACTATGATGTACCAATAAACCGGGCACTGTAGTTTCAGCCATTTCACGCAGGCTATTTGGAAATTATCCTCACTCACTTTTATCTCTCTCACCTTACGAAGGTCGCGAAGCGTTCCGAGCAGGTCAAAAATAATTGCCCGGAACGAAATCACGCGTTTGATTGACATTTGCATGCTAAATAATTGACGTTTGAATGTTGTAGCCGAACCTGGTACATAACTCCAATACTGCAGCGTTGTTTCTCGCTTCCTCAATAGATCCGGCTGGCACGGTTACCTCTCGCCTGTAGGCATCCGTTGCGTATTCCTTTTTGACTTTTGCGTGCAGGTAGTACCTCCTACGGTGGTCTTTTGGTGTAAGTAAGTTTTTCATGGTTTTGGGTCTTTTACGTTTCTCAGGAACACAACTGCTGTGTTGCCTCTAAATATTTTAATGTGGCTCCTGTTGGCTATGAGTCCATTTTTAGCCATGATCGCCTCAAATACTTCGAATTTCCCGTGGCTTTCTTCGCCGATAAACTGAAAAGTCTTTTTGTCCTTGGTTGATAGTTTGTAGAATCGGTCTCCCTCCTGGAGTTTGTCTACTGTTGTTACCTCGTTTCTTTTCATTGATCAATTGATTTTTGGTTTCAGGATGTTCACGGGAGGTAGCCCACGTTCAATCAACTTAATGTCAAGTGCTAAAGCTGCCTTCTTTGCTGTGGCTGCGCTTACATAGAAATCTTTTCCCCCAATCTTCTTCCTGGCTTGATAAAAAATACGTTTTCTCCCGTCCTGGCATGAGACGAATTCAGAAATGTGCTTGTACTGCGTCGCTCCAATCCTTTTGTATTTAAAGCTCTTCTTTGGTGAAATCCACATATTATAATTCTACTTATCGATATTTCGATTATTAAACAATTCATCTTCAGCGGCCAGAAACTCAGCCATCGATGTTATTTTTCTGATCCGGGTATAGTCGTCATTGAACTCAATGGCCCCACCTTCGTCAATGTAATCCTTGGCGATCTGGATAAACAGATCCGGCTTGTTAGGTGCATGCGCTGATACTTTTAAAAACTCGCCGTTTTTCATGCTATCAAAAAGGGCAAAAGCGTATTCTTTCGGTGTTCTCATAGCTTAAAAAGGGCATTCGTCAAATTGTTCATTTTTGTATTCTGAGTCAAACTGCAAACTTGGCTGTATCGCCGACCTTACTGGAGCAGGCAATTCTTTCTCCTGTGTAAGCCAGTTGATTGTCGGATCATCCCCTGGCTCGTAAAACCTTGCATTGTCTTTGTGGTAGATGTACTCAGCCATTCCAGTCTCCCCCAGATGCTCCCACTTGATCTTTTGAAAATGCACCTCTGTCATGTCGGTAACCATGTTTCTGAAAATGGTAAAACCATTCTGGGTCATGTTGAAAAAGTGTGCAGATCCAGAAATACTGTACAGGTTTGGAACAAGGAAATTCGAGCCGTCCGCAGTCTTTGGCATTTTTGTAGGGTGGGCCACAAGGAACACATGAACTCCAGTTTTCTGGGCAAAGTCAATAATCTTTACCAGACAAGAGACAATCCACTCCCCGTCACTCATTCCAGAGGGCTTGGTATTTTCAATACGATTCCAAGGATCAAGGATAAGGCCCTTTATTCCTTTTCTTGCAACTAAGATCCGGGCCGATTCAAGTATACTGTCAAGTGTGTAGCCCTCCTCTGGCTTAATCAAGTGATACCTGTCTTTGATCCAATCCCTAGATAGAGCCAGTTCTTTGAGGTCAATGTTGGCTTTGGAAAACTTTTTACCCAGCAAACGCTTAATAAGCCTGGTAAAGTAAAATGACATCGGGTGACTCTCTGGAGAACAAACACCGAACCTCCATTCTGAGTGGATACAAAGTCCGATGCTGATCTGGTCCAGATAGATTGATTTACCGTGGCCCGGTATCCCCGTCACCATTGTCAACTCTCCAGGCATACAGCCAAGATGTTGATCAAATTGACGGTCTCCAGTCTTTGCGCCAGTCGGCAACCCGTTTTCGTAGATGTCAAGAACATCGTCCCAGACATCGTTGATACTAAACACGCCTTTAATTGGGTACTCTTTGGCTGTTTTTAGCGTTTCTAAAAGATTTTTACCCCCATGCTGAACCAAGTATTCGTTTGAGTCCTTACACCCGTCCAAATAAATTTTCAAACACCGATCGTAACCCAAACGCCTCGCCAGCTCTTCCCTTAACAGCTTGCCCGGTTCGTCATCGTCAGTACACAGATAAATCTTTGTCTTGTTCTCAAAGTACTGGTAACAGTTATCCAGCCATTCAAGCTTTTGGTTTTTGCTGGCCCCATTAGGCACACTCACAACAAATCTATAACCTGCCTCATGCCAACTCAAAGCGTCTGGCTCACCTTCCACAATCAACACCTCGTCACTGTCAGCAATGGCGTCCAGGTTATAGACAATTAATTCGGCATCCTTAACGAGCTTGAAATTCTTTTTGCCGTCTCTAAACTTCGTATTGATCAAAACACCTTTGCGGAAATAGTTAAATTGAATTGTGTTTTCCGGCTTCCCTGTTTGTGGCATGAACTCATCCCCCTCTGTGATTTTAAAGTCAATTAAGGTTTGTTGGGAAATGGCCCGTTTGAAAAAATACTCTATAGCCTTTTGAGAGAGATCTGTCCTGTTGTTTGGCTTTGGCAAAGTGTATTTTTTCTCAGGGGCCTTGTATTCTGATTTTACCACAAATGAACTTTCGCAATGAGAACAGCGCCCGACTCCCTTGTCAATGTTCCAGCTAAAGCATTTCACAGACTTCTTTTTTCGTAAATGGCTGCATTTTGGACAGGTCATCTGCTCCTCGCCCGATGTCCGTTTGAGGTCGATGATAAAATCTGTATTGGTTGCTATCTCGTGTATCTGCATTACATTACGAATTTTGATTTGCCCGGCTCAATGCTGGTCTGTTGGTTTAAAAATTTCTCCAGCTTATCCTCCCTCAAAATGAACTCAGGAGTCAGGTGCTTAAATTTGGTGTCGATGTGGTACTGGTCTTTGTGGGCTGTTGCGATCGCTGCCATGATCTCAATCTTGGTGTATTTTTTTAATCTGCTTCTAAGAGCTGTCTTTACTTTCTCCGTAACTCGGAAACTGCGATTAGCAAAACCATTAAATCCGTCAATAAATTTTACAAAGTCAATAGGCACAGTTGGAACAACTGGGGTTTCAATAATATCATTTCCTTTACTTTCCTTTACTTTACTTTCCTTTATAGCATCAAAGTTGGGTGCGATCGCATCGTTATTTGATGCTTTCGCTTTATCCCACCTCTTTTTTGCGCTTTCAGACGCCTTTTTACTTTTCTGATCACGCAGATCTAAACGGCCAAGTACACTACTCGACCAAAAGTTAATGTCGTTTTTGCCAAACAAACCGAAGTCATTTATTAAAGCATAAATACATTTCGCATCGGTTCTTAATGCGAACGCATAGTTTTCGCATTCGTCTATAAGCAAATACCCGCCTTCTTCGTAAAGCATTTCAACCAAATCCCAATAGACAGATTTGCCCTCATGCCCTAACTTCATCAATACTTTTTGCAGCTTAGGATCGTTCCTTGCACCGTAATCGTGTGAAAAATAAAATGTTTCCTTAGCCATATTGATTATTATTTCAAGCCTTTCAGCTGATCTCTGTAATCTTTGTTAATTCTGTAAGCGCCGCTCACACTCTCGTAAACTCCAGCCTCCCCGGCATTAATTCTGGCCAGCGACTCCTCGAATTTTTGTTTGCTTAACCAAGGCCTAGAGTCTTTTGCGTATCCAGGTAAATTCCACATCGGGGAATTTCTTGAACTGGCAAGCTTTTCAGCTAGATGATGGTGTTGCGCTTCGCCGATTAGGTAAGTTGACACGCCGATCTTTAAAGACAGGGCGTACACGTTTAAACTTGGATTCTCTTTTAGTTGTCTGATTATTTCTGGGTTTCCCATGATCTTTTTTTTAAATTAAATAAATCGATATTTCGATTATTGATTAATAATATTGTTCCACTTCGTCTATAATTAACTGCTTATCAAAGTGGAAATGCTGGACAATCACATCAATTGTACGGTCATACAGTTCGGAAAACTTTAAATCGTCCATACTGGCAAAATTTATGCTTTCAGCCTCTTTAACAACTTCCCCGTAGATGTTTGTACGCTCTCTGTAAAACCCAGCCTCAACAGTTAAGTCATGACGCAGATCATCAAGGTTTCTATATATTTCTTGGTTCTGAAAAACCATATTTAACAACGCAAAATATTTTTTATGAAACCGAATATTTCTGGGCATCGTAACATCTGCGACAAACATGGTTTCTGCCTTGATTTTATTCAATTTTTCCTTATCGTCATCGTATGCGGCAATTATTCTACCTCCTAAGGTTTTTACTAGCGTTACTTTCATCTAGGTGTCCCCTCCAAATATTTTCGTGTCCGTGATG